CCTGTGGCGTACTACGCCTCGCACACCGCCAAGTTTAAGGAGCAATCCTATGGCGAGAGCGAAATCTTCAAGCAACAGTATGTGAAGAACGTGCAGGCGTTGCTTGTTGGTACTTATACCCGTAGGTTGCCCACGGCTTACTCGCAGGCGTACTAGCCATGGCCGCAGCCGAGCAACAGAAAAAATATCACGTTACTAAAGACTTTAAAGGCATAAACACGAAGGCGAACCGCACTTCGATTGCCGAGAACGAGTTTGCTTGGCTTGAAAATGCGCAGCCTCTAGGCGCTGGCAACCTCAAGGTTACGCCTGCGCAAGTGACGGTGAACACCAGCGGCAATGTTGCGGTGGCTTGGGCCAACACTGTTAGCCACATGGATAGCTGCAACATCAATAGCAACGATTACGTGGTTGCGTTTAAGGCGGACGGCTCCGCTGAGGCGTTCAAGATTGGAACTGCAACGCTTTCCAATGTAGCGGCAGCGGGCACGTTTAGCGCGTCCGGCGTGCAGATGACGCAGTGGAAAGACGAGCGCGCCATGATTATTGACCCTCAGAAGGGTCTTTTTACATGGGATGGCACCAACCTTATTAGCGTTGGGTCTGTTGGCACCATTGCGGTAACTGCCGGCGGGTCCGGCTATACCTCTGCGCCTTCCGTGCAGATCAGTGCGCCTAATGAAGCTAATGGCGTTCAGGCGACGGCAGTTGCTACCATTGTTGCCAATGCGGTGTCTTACATCACGCTAACCGAGGCCGGCACGGGTTACACGGCTGCGCCAACGGTCACTTTGTCGGGCGGGGGCGGTTCCGGTGCGACGGCTATTGCGTCTTATACGACCTTCAAGCCGGGGACCGTATCGGTCACGGTGCTCAATGGCGGCTCTGGGTACACCAATGCCGCTAACATTACGGTGTCTTTCAGCGGCGGTGGCGGGGCTAACGCGGCGGCTACGGCGGTTACTTCGGGCAATATCATCACTCAAATCGTAATGACCAACCCTGGGTCTGGTTACACCTCCGCCCCAACGGTAACCATCACTGGCGGTGGTGGGTCGAACGCGGTGGTGCGCGCCAATGTGGTTACTAACGACGCTGTGGATGTGGCGACTTTCAGTGGTCGCGTGTGGGTGGCTCAAGGCCGCACGGTTTATTACTCTGCGGCTAACAGTTACAGCGACTTCATTTCTGTATCGGCTGGCGCTGTGACGTTGACCGATTCAACTTTGCACAATCAAATCAGGGCCTTACTATCGGCGAACAACTTCCTGTACATTTTTGGCGACGATAGCATCAACGTCTTCAGCGACGTGCGCGTGACCAATACCGGTTTTACGTTGTTTACCAATACCAACGTTAGCGCGTCGGTGGGGTCGAGGCGTATTAACGCAATCTTCCCCAACTTTCGGTATGTGTTGTTTTTGAACCAGTACGGCATTTACGCCTTGGTTGGCTCTACAACCAGCAAAATTTCTGACGCTTTGGATGGCATTTTCCCGCTGATTGACTTTACGCAGCCTATTTATGGCGGTCAGGTGTTGCTTAACAACATTTTGTGTGCGGCTTTCAACTTCTATTACAACGACCCGGTGGCCGGCCTGCGCCCGATTCAGGCAGTGTTTTTTGACCGTAAGTGGTTTGTGACTAGCCAAGGCGCGATCAAGTACACGAGTTCCGTGTCGTTCGAGGGGCAGCAGCGTCTTTACGGGTCTAACGGCACTAATTTGGTGCGGTTGTATGGTGACAGCACTGCGAATGTGTCGAGCACCATCAAAAGTGCGTTGTGGCCTATGGGCGACCCGATTCGGGATAAACAGGCACTTAAGTTCGGGGTAGAGGCTATTATCAGTCAGGGTGGTGGGTTTAACGCTACCGTTGACAGTGAGGTTGGCAGCAGCCCCAGTTACAACTTGGCCGATAACCAAGTTATTTGGACCAACATTTTTGGCAATACTGTTGGTTGGACCAATAATGCCAGCGCCACAATTGGCTGGATTAACTCTGGTTATCAGTTGTATAAATCTGATGCCCAGCAATGGGGTAAATATCTTGGTTTAACCTTGAGTTCCAATTCGGCGGGCATTGTGGTGAGCACGCTTGAAATGGAGCACGAACTCAGAGCGAGGTTCTGATGCCTGTACCCAATACGTTTGCGAATGCGACGACCTCGATTCCGCTTTCGCAGCTAGATGCCAACTTTGCTACGGCGATTACGCTGGGCAATACGGCTATTCAGCTTGGAAACACGGTAAGTACGCTCAACAACATGACGTTGGCGAACGTGACGATCAGCAGTGGCACGGCAAACGGTGTCACGTACTTAAACAGCAGCAAGGTTTTGACCTCCGGCACTGCATTTGTTTTTGATGGCACAAACGTGGGGATTGGGACGAGTTCGCCGAGTGCAAAACTTCATGTCAGCGGCGTAGCAATTCTTCCTCAAGTATTTTCCGGCGGCACTGCGAATACCCTTGAACTCTATAGTGGAACGGCTTTCAATACCTCTGGAGCTGCGATTGCCATTCGTGGATCGACTGTTGGCTACAACAATAGTGGCATGGAATTTTATGCTGGCGGCTCCGAACGCGCGCGCATCAACAGCAGCGGCTATGTTTCTATTGGCTCAACTACTAATAACGGGCTTCTGACTGTTGATGGAGTAGGTCCTTTGCTAGTCAGTCAAGCATTTGCGTATTTCGCTGAGTCTGGCGGGACAGCTGTCTCAGGCTATGCAAGCGGTCAAAATGTCGTAAACAGCATTTGGGCGAGTGGTCGTATTTCAGGGCAAGAGTTCGATGCTCGATCCGATGGTCGCCTTAAGAAAGACGTAACTCCCATTCCAGCGTCCGATGCTTGGCATTTCGTCCAGAACGTCATGCCTGTCCACTACAAGTGGATTAATGGACCAGATAATGGACACAAGTTCGGCTTTATCGCGCAAGATGTGGTGAAGGCTGGCTTCCCCAACCTTATTGGTCAGTATTCTGACAGCAACGTGCAGGAGATCACTGACGCGGATGGCTTTACCAGCCCCGCAGGCATTGCGCTGACGGTCAACTACGATCAGATCGTACCCTTGCTGGCCTCTGCGCTGCGTGACGCCCTAGCTCAGATTGACGATCTGAAATCCCGCCTGACCGCATTGGAAGCAAAACAATGAAACTCGAACTCACCATCAACGAAATCAATGTGATCATGCAAGCGTTGGGCAATGCGCCATACGCACAGGTCTTTGAACTCGTAGAGAAAATCCGCACCCAGGCGCAGGCACAGGTGCAAAGCACGGAGCAAGCAAATGGCTGACACCTCCTATACCTGGGTCATCGAGGCGATGGATTGCGTGCCTCAAGAAGACGGCCAGACCGATGTGGTGATCACCGTGCATTGGCGCCAGAACGCCACCAACGGCACATACAACGCTACCGTGTACGGCACTGTTGGCTTGACCTACGATCCCGACTCGCCGTTCACCCAGTATGCTGACTTGACGCAGAATCAAGTAATTGGCTGGGTCCAAGGTGCGCTTGGTTTCGATCAGTGCGCGCAACTGGCGGCGAACCTTGATCAGCAGATTGCCAATCAGGTGAACCCGCCCGTGGTGACGCCGCCGCTGCCCTGGGCTGCATAATGACGCAAGACCTGTACAACATCATTGTCGGCATTGCCGGCGCTGCAATCGGTTGGTTGTTGAAGGTTGTATGGGAAAGTGTGCGCGCGCTTCAAACCGACATGAAGGATATTGAGCGCGAGTTGCACACCGAATACGTCACCAAGAACGACTACCGGCAAGATATTGTTGAGATGAAAGATATTCTCAAGCAAATCTTTGACCGGCTTGAGCGTAAAGCAGATAAGGTGGGACAATGACCAGAGACATGTGGCTGGGCCTTGCGAGGCATGTTCTGACCCTAATGGGCGGCATTTTTGTTGCCAAGGGTCAGATTGACGCAAGCACGGTGGATACCGTTGTCGGTGCGGCTGTGACCATTGGCGGTGTCGCTTGGTCAGTCGTGGATAAAAAGGGTCGGTAAAATGGGTATCAACGCCTTCACCAAGATGGGTAATACGGTGGCGTTCACCGCCTCCACAACTGCGCCCAGCCCGGTGCAGGCGTTATCCACCAGCCTTGGTGGCAACCAGTACCGGATCATTAACGCCGGCACAGTCACGGTGTTCTTGGGCTATGGGTCAACGTCAGCGGATGCGAGCAACAATGCCGTGGTGGTTTCCTCGTCCCAGGCGGCTTTTCCCTTGCTCCCCGGCACTGACGAAATCCTTACCTTTGTGCCCAACGCTTACTTCACGGGCATTACGTCCAGCGGCACCGCGTCCATTTACATCACTCCCGGCGACGGGGTGTGACCTATGCTAAAGACCGTCAGCAACGGCACCAATGCAATAGGCGCCCTAAACTACAAGGGCACATGGAATGCCTTGACCAATAGCCCGACGTTGACTTCGGGGGTTGGCACCAAGGGCGATTACTATGTGGTGAGCACTGCCGGCAGCACTAACCTCGATGGTACTACCCTGTGGGGTGTGGGCGATTGGGCCGTGTTCAACGGCTCCATCTGGCAAAAGGTGGACGGTGGCGATACGACCACTGTGACCACGCTGACCGTAACCGGGCTTACTGGTTACATGTACGCCAACAACACTTCGCCTGTTACCGCTTCAACCACGATCCCTAACGCCGGCCTTGCCAACAGCACGACCACGCTTGGTAACACGACGCTGACGCTTGGCAGCACCACGACGAACGTGGGCAATCTAACGCTTGCTAATGCCAACATTACTTCTGTTGCTGCGACGTTTCCGAACTCGTACTTGGCGAACAGCACGACGACCTTGGGAAACGCGACCCTTACCCTTGGTTCGACAACGAGCACGGTTGGGAACCTTACCCTCAACAATGTAAACGTGGCGTCCGGTAACATTACATCGAACAACGTCAACTTTACTGGCACGACTGCGGCAAACGCAACCTTTGCGACTAGTAGTTTGCCTTTAGTTCCAGAGGGTTACATCACTATCCAGATAGGGGGTGTCAACAAAAAGATACCCTATTACGCGGTGTGAGCCATGGATTTCGACACCCTGAGCATTGTGAAGTTTGGGGATGTGGAATCCTTAAATGTGTTCTTGTTCGAGAATGGTTTGCAGCACCGGCTATTTAGGGACACGTTTTTCGACCAGGGCATTACTGTCCCGGCTTTTCCCTTGATTGATGCGGACCCAAGCAATCTGGATGATTGGCTTTTGGCGCATCAGGTTGAGCACCAATCCTTCGCAAATCTCTTGGATTTGGATAATCCTTTTGATATGTTGGACACGGATTGGAATGACGAGTCAGATTTTTATGATTGGCTTTCTAGCCATTTGTCCATTCATCAGGCCATAGCCAGTTCGTTGGGGTTGACGTAAATGGTAGCACCTAGCCCTGTTTTGAAGCCCGCACCGGCCACAACGGGGCTGGGGGAAAAGACCGCCCCGCCTGACGTGATGGGGGCGATGAAGCGCGCCAAGGGCATGGCGCCCGCTCAAGCGCAGCCGGGCAAGCAGATGACGCCCGTGCAAATCGTGCAAGACGTGATGCAGAAGTCCGGCGAAGACCCGAGCACGGCGCAAGAGTTTCTGCGCAACTGCGACAAGTTGGTGACGATGAATCTGGCGCAGTCGGTCCAGATTGGTAACACGTTGTTTTTGTTGCTGAAAATGGACGAGCGCGGTCAGCCTTTACCGCAGGGCACGGGCAATATGTTGACCTTCACTGCTGAAGAAGACGCAATCGAACAACGGCTTAGTGTGCTTCCTAACACCTTGCGTCAGCTTGGGTTCCGCAAAATTACGCTGCGCACAGAAGATCAAGCAGATATTGTTGCAATGCAACAAGCCGGCTTAAAGCCCAACGTGCGGCAAGAAATGACTTTTACCGGGCAGCAAATGGCGCCCATGTACGTGATTGATTTGGAGGTCTGACATGGGTTGGTTCAAAAAAGCTACGAAAGCAGTTTCTCGCGCGACCGATGTCAATGTTGGCAAGGCTTTAGAGCGTGCCGCTGGTGGTAAAGAAAACCTAACCTATGCCATTGCGGCGGTTGCTGTTGTGGCGACTGCTGGCGCTGCCGCTTATGGCTTGCCGGCAGTGGTTGGTTCTGGCCTTTTAGGTTCAACGACAGCGGGAACGGCGGTAGCGGGGGGCGCTCTCGGCGCCTCTACAACTTATGGCGCGGTGGTTGGCGGCGCTGTAGTTGGTGCAGGCATTGGTGGCGCTGCCGGTGCAGCAACAGGCTCTTTGAGCGGGAATGTTGGTCAGGGTGCTTTGACCGGCGCGGCTACCGGGGCTGCGAGTGGCGCGGTTGCGCCTTTGGCTGCTGGCGCTGCGGGAGAAGGGTTGAGTGCCTTGGGTGTTGATAGGGCTGCTGATCCGAGGCTGTTTTCAGCCGGGACCGGGGCGGCGACGGGGGCGGCAACGGGCGCAACAAGGGCCGCAATAACTGGCGGCGATATTGGTCGGGCTGCTGCTTTGGGCGGTGCTACTGGCGGTCTTACTGGGGCATTATTTCCGACTCGGTTTGATCCAGATACCGGGAAGGCTATTGCGCCTGACTTTGGGGAAGGCGTCGCTAGGGGTGCGACGAGCGCCTTAACGAGTTATGGGTTGCAGCAAGCCTTTCCGGGCACGTTTGCGCAACCCGGTCAAACTAGGGCCGCTTCCATCGAGCCATCAACCAGCATGGTCGGCGGTGCTTCGCCGTATGCCACATCTGCTGGACCTTCGGCGTTGGCTGCGGGCTTGCGGGTCGGTGCGCCGGAATTGCCGCCAGAGGGTGCGAGCATCCCAGGCGAGAAAAAGTTGGAACCGCAACGTCCTGTATGGAATATATCGTCACTCAGGACCATGAGTGAGGAGGCCGCGTAATGGCTCGTCTGGCGAAGATTTTGAAGACCGACGTTATGGCCGACCTTGATATGAAGGCGCTGGCGCAAGTGTTGCGCGCGCAGGGACGTGGCCGTGACACGGTGTTGGCGCACATTACGCCGGCTGAAGCGCGCAAACTGAAACGCGAAGGCGGCGCTGGCACCATCAATCCAACGACGGGTTTGCCTGAGTTTCAAGACGGCGATTACTTTGATTTTGGTGGTTCCGAAGCGTATCAAGCCGGCACTCCAGAAACGTTTTATGGCAGCGCGGAGACATATTATCCACCGGTGGACCCTTACGCCGGTCAACCCGCGATAGAAGTTGGCGGCGAAGCGCCTGCTGCTGCATCAGAGTTTTTGACGCCTGTTTCTGCGCCTGCGGCTGCGGCACCCGCCGCTGCTGCGCCTGCCGCGCCGGAAACGCCACCTGGGATGATGCCAACGTCGGCAGCAGTGTTTCGCGCGGCACAGCCTGAATATCCTGATTTGACCGAAACCGAACGGCAGGCGGCGCGCGAGGAGGCAACAGCGGGACGCCCAGGTTATTTCAGCCGTCTGGGAACATCGCTTGGTAAATCGCTAGAAGACCCCGCGACTCTTGCGCGACTTGGTTTGGGCCTAGGCACCGGCGCTTTGGGTTTGTTGCAACAACAGCGTGCGGCAGCGGGCGCAAAGCAAAGCAAGCGTGAAATGGCCAATATCGGCGCTCCGTACCGTGCGCAGGGCCAAGAACTTATTGAGCAAGCGCGGCGTGGCGAAATGTCACCCGCTTCGATGCAAGCGTATCAGGCGGCACAGGCACAGATTG